AACAACCTTCAAACCGTGTTTTTCTGCGTTCTTTCTGGCTGTCTGAACCTGTTCAAACCAAGCGCCTGAAGACGTTGGAATCCCGCCTTCAGCCAGAACAAAGGCAGGGGAAGGAACGCCTTCAACGCCGACAAAGGAAGCTTCCAACCCTTCATCCAAGGGTAATTCCAAAAAGAAAAACCGATCCAACGTTGCCGCATCAATCTGATTCCGCCCCACATATCCGCCCGTTGCTCCATTCCCCCAAGTGTTTGCGGCCGCAACGCAAACAAAGCCTTCCCCCCTTTTCACTTGTTTGTCTGGAAAAGACATTTCACCGTTTGCCAAGGCAGCGTTCAGAACAGCCAGAACGTTGGGATTTCCGTTGTCTGCCTCATCAAGGCAGAAGACAAAACCTTGTTCGAAGGCTTCTCTGAAAGGCGTTGAACGATAGACTCCGTTGGCATCGATGAAGCCTAAAAGGTCCGTCTTTGTTGTCTGAGCGCAGACAGAAACGGAACGATGTTCCTTCCCAAGCAAAGCGGCCGCTGAACCTACCAAAGACGTCTTTCCAGAGCCTGCAGGCCCGACAAGCCAAAGGTGGACGCCTGCCTTCAGACAGGCCAGAACAAGGGGAAAGAAGGCGTGCTCCCTTCTCTCTGTCTTCACTTCCTTCCCTGCCTCAAGAATGAAGGTGTGCTTTATTTCCGTGGGCTTCAGGCGTTCAGCGATCAATTCCTTCACTCTGTCTTCGTCCAAGGCAGCCTTGCCATTCCCTTGAACCAAAGACAACGCCTGCAGCATCAAAGCGGCCGCTGTTTCATTCCCTGCAGGCAGGCTTCCAGCTGGAAAAGGATTAGTGTGAACAGGCTGGAAAGGCGCCTTCTCTGGCCTGTTCCAAAGGCTTTGCAGCGTTTCGTTTGTTTGATCGGTCCAAGCGGCATTTAGCTCAGCCATTGTCAGACTATCAGCCAGTTTTGACGCTACACCGTTTTCCCTCAGCCAGTTGCGAAGGAAGGTGCGCGCTTCAGCCCCTGACAATGTTTCGTTTCGGTTGTACATGTTAACTTGTTCTCTATGTTTCGTTTAAGGCTCAGCCCCTCCCCTTTGTGGGGAGGAAAAAGACTGAGGCGCCAAGATAAGACAGCCAGCAAACCTTGCAAGGCTTTCTTGTCTTTTTTGGTTAAAAAGAAGCGTTGAAAGGAAAGATTCCCTTTTCTGTCTCAAAACAGCCCCTTTTTCCTCTGTTCTGGAACGCTGCAGGAAGGCGCCTGAAAAGGCGTGAAAAGGTGCAGCTGCAGACAGCCAAGGGGAAGCCTCAGACAGCCTCAGGGAAGGCTTGGGGAAGCTTCAGGGAAGCCTTGGGGAATGAAGCTTGAAAGGCTTTGGGGAAAGCTTTAGGGAAGCCTCAGGGAATGCGTTCAGCCAGCCAGCCTTTCAGACAGCGCAAAGCCAGCCTTCAACGCTGCCTTCCCTGCAGGCCTGCCTTCCCTGCCTTGTCTTCAGCCAGCCAGCCAGCGCTTTCCCTGCCTTCCCTGCCTGCCTTGGCTGGCTTTCCCTGTCTTTTCCTGTCTGAAAGCCTGAAGCGCTGCCTTTTCGGCCGCTTTTACTCTAGGAAAGCGCTTAATCCGACCAAACCGATCGGAATGGTAGGGGTGGGGGCGGTCGACCGATCGGGGGGAAGTTCTAGGCCTAGGCATCCCCCCACCTGAAAATTTTTTGATGCCACAAGGCGCCCCCTTGGCTACAGTGTTGGCGACCGGTGAGGGAAAAGTGGCGCGGGCATTTGCCCCACAGGAAGTTGCGAGCTTGCCCCGTTTCGGGAGTACGGATTAGCCAGCAGCGAAATGTGCCAAGATTCTTGTGAATTTTGGGCGCCATTTTCTGCTGTTGTGATGGGCGTAGGAATGTGTAAGGTTTTTGAACACATATGGGAGACGTATTTACAATTAGCGAGAAATTGGTGAAAGAAAGGGATGGAGCAAATTATGCTCTCGAAAAGTACAAAGAAGGCACTGATTACGTTCGAAGGAGGAATCGGTTTGGGTTCAAGGTCGTCTTCCGGAAGGGATTTCTGGGTGAGGTTGCGGATGTAGTGGATCCGAGCTTGGTGGAGCACAAGCAGCAGAAGGAGGAGGTGCAGCCTGAGACAGGGAGCAAGACAGTGGTCCCAGTGAAGGCGCCAGAGTGTGACAGGACGCCGGTTGTGGCGAAGATCACCCGCAGGTATCCGAATCCGAGGTTTGTGGATACGGACGTTTGCGGCCGAGTTTTTTGCGGAGAGAAGGGACGCAACCTGAAGACTGGCCAGCTGATCTTGGTATCAGGTGGTACTATCGTCCTTGGAAAAGCCGGCATGATAGCCACAGCTGCTCTGTAGAAGAACCACTTCCGGCAATAGGAGCTTTGGAGCTGAGCAGAGTACCCCCAAGACTGAGCGTTGGCCGCCTAGAATTGGGGGAGTACTCAAGCAAGCGAGACTTCCGTATAAAAGTCGCCCTATCGCGTCGCGTTCACAGTCTCAGCCCATGGCTACCCGGTCAGCCTAGCATTGCCTCTGTCGCGGGCGACTGTGTAGTACTCAGAGGCGCAAGGCCTGTGATTTTTAATCCGGGTCAGGAGGTACACCCGGAACCATGTCTTCGCTAGTGGCTCCAGTATTTCAGGTTGGCCAGTAGGTACGCGGCAGGTTATTGGCCTGCACAGGAAACATCCCAAAATCACCAAAAAATGTCAACGCCAACAGAAGAAAATCACCTGTCTCCGAGCCAGAGGGAAAAGCTTGTGGAAAAGCTGCTTAGGTTCCCTATGGCTGACCACCCGATCATCCCCTGTCCAAACGAGGAACAGAGGGTGCGCATGATTGAAAATGTGGGGCCACAGGAGGTCATGCGGATGTTCTTGGCGAGGGAGCAGCGGATCCGGGCAGAGCAGGAAGATCCCTACCGCTATGGGAATGAACTGACGGCTTGGCCGGATGCTGACAGGATTCTTGATACCAAAAATGAGATTCTTATTTTGGGAGGAAATCGTGCAGGAAAGACAGAGTACGCAGCAAAGAGGGTGGCTCAGGCCTTTGTCGGGATGGACCTGTCTGGGACGATGCCGGCTTGGCTGAAAGAGCGATCTGCAAAACGCGGCCTGAACATCTGGTGTCTACACACCACGCACATGACGAGCGTCTCGATGCAGCAGAATGTCTTTCACAAGTATCTCCCAAAGGAGCTGAAGGAGGCCAAGCGCAGTGCGCAGATTCAGGTGGCATGGACTCAGAAGAATGGCTTTTCAGACAACACGGCCGTATACATGAAAAACCAGATCTGGTTTTTGAACTACGCGCAGGACATCAAGGTGGTGGAAGGCGGCGAGGTCGATGTTGTCTGGTGTGACGAGTTGGTCCCACAGGATTGGCTCGAGACACTTCGCTACCGTCTGGTCACCCGGAACGGGAAGCTGATCGTCACCTTCACGCCGATCCTTGGCTACACGCAGGTCGTCAAAGAGTTCATCACCACGGCCAAGATCACACAGTGGAAGGAGTCCGAGCTGCTGCCGGAGAACAACGTCCTTACCGTTCCCAAAGGGCATATGCCCTACACGGCTGAGGGTGTCTACGGAAAGCACGGCTGCATCTGGTTTCACTCGAAGCTGAACCCTTACAACAACTGGGAGCGCATGAAGCAGACGCTCAAGGGGCGCAGTTCACACGACATCAAGATCCGGGCCTACGGCTGGGCGGATCAGACAGCCGGATCCCAGTTCCCAATGTTTGGGGAGCAGAACATTTTTTCGCAGCCCGTTACGGAACTCTGTCCGTCTGGCACAAATTACATGGTTGCGGATCCGGCCGGCGCTCGAAACTGGTTCATGCTCTGGGCCAGAGTAGACGAGCACGGGACTGTCTGGATCTACCGGGAGTGGCCTGACCCTTCATACGGAGAGTGGGCGTTGCCATCTGAGAAGGCGGACGGCAAACCCGGACCGGCACAGAGATCCGGAGCAGGCAGGGGCATCAACGAGTACACGAACTTGATCTGGGCCTTGGAGACAGACAAAGACAAATCGGAAGACATCGCCGAACGCTACATCGACCCAAGGTCCGCCGGCACGGAAACGATCAGCAAGGAAGGAGGCATAACGCTGCTGGATATGCTTCACGATGCAGACAACCCTCTGTACTTCATCCCGGCCGCCGGCGTCCCCGTTGAGGAGCGTGTGATGATCATCAACGATCTACTGTGCTTTGACAGGGACTCTCCGCTGGATGTTAAAGGAAATCATCCACGCTTAATGGTACACGAAAGTTGCCAAAATCTAATCTGGTCCCTGCGTGAATGGACTGGACAAGATGGCCAGAAAGGTGCATCGAAAGATCCCATTGATGCCTTGGGTTACCTCGTAGCGATGCACCCAATGCACACCAATAATCCCATATGGAAAAAGCAATGGGACAAACTATCAAAATGTGGCAGCTATTGATGCCAAGGATTTCCATACATTATGCTCGATTACAACACTGATGTCTTGGCCATCGCCTCCAAGGAGCCGCACGTTGGCGAGCTTTTGAGCGAGTACAACCGCTCGATGATCAATTCATCTCAGGGAAATCTTATCACCAAGTTTGATAACATTCGGTTTTGTCGGTGGGCCGGTCAGACAGACGACGGCAAGAAGCACTCCGAAAACCGATCAGAGGGAGATCCCGCTTGGCCGTTCGAGGGAGCCTCCGATGTTCGCACAAGACTGATCGACGCCACCTGTAACGAGCAGACAGCGCTGCTGGTTGCCGCTTTCCAGAAAGCTGAGATCCGGGCTGATGGTGTGAACATGACGCACGTTGAGCAGTCTCAGGTTGCTACCACGCTTCTGCGCTGGATACGGGACTGCAAAATGCCCCAGCAGCTCTACAAGGAGGCCACCCTCGCAGCCCAGTACGCTCTTCAGTACGGCTGGAGCGCCTTCTTTGTGGGCTGGCAACAGAATATCAGCGTCCGGAAGCAGCCGGTGTATATGCAGGAGCTGCTCCAGATGGCCCAGCAATCCGGCAGTGAGACACTGGCCATGCTGCCGCAGCTGATCATGGATCAGTCTGAGGAGGCGATCGGGATCTTTCAGGCCATCATGCCCGACCTGAAGAAGTCTGATGTCAAGCGCATGATCCGGGAGCTGGCTGAGACAGGTCAGACAACCAGAGACGAGGAGTACGTCAGCAAGAACCTACCCGAAATCGTTGCCCTGAAGCCTTGGGACGAGATCATTTTCCCGCCTGAAACGGCAGATTTGCAGCGTTCCCGCGTGATTTTCCGTCGGACATGGATGTCTGAGGTGGAATTGCGTGAAAAAATCACGACAGAAGGCTGGAACCCGGACTGGGTGGAGCGGGCCTTGCAGCAGCTGGGGAAATCCAGCTCCTACTACAACATCAACCTGCTCCCGACGACCACAATGATGGTCTACAACGGGGTGAACTACATGAACATGGTCGAGGTGGTGTACTGCTACACCAAGAGTCTCGATGGAGACGCTTCGGCCATCTTTTACACTGTAATTTGCCCTCAGGCGGCCTCAAACAGACAGTCAGACGGTGATTCTTGGGCTATCCACGAACGCCTTGACTACGCCCATGGCGAATATCCCTTCGTGGAGTTCCGCCGGGAGCAGATTCGCCGGGCCATCACAGACACTCGAGGGATCCCGGAGCTTTCCAGCACAGATCAGGACGAGATCAAGGCCCAGCATGACTCGATTCGAGACAGCACTGCGTTTTCGACGCTACCTCCGATCCGTGTGGTGAAGCGCATCGGCGCCATGAACAAGGTCGGTCCGGGCGTGCAACTTCCGGTCACCAACGCCAACGACTACACGTTTATGGATCCGCCGGCACGGCCGCCAAACATCGCGTTTGACCTGATCCAGCGGGTTGAGCAGCAGCACGCGGCCTACTTTGGGACCACCAACGCACTCGTTCCGCCTCAGGTAACGCAGATGCTCCAACAGGCGCTGGTGAACACATGGCTGCTGTCATGGAGGTCGGTCTTCAGACAGATGTTCGCCCTTTGCTGTCAGTACATGACTCCGCAGGAGATCCAGCGCATCACCGGCGGCCAGCTGCCGCAGAATCTGTCTGAGATCCACAACGAGTTCGATTTCAATATCAGGTTTGATGTGATGAACTTGGATAAGGAATACATCACTCAAAAGATCGAGTATTTGAAGAGCATCAAGCAGATGGACTCCGGGGGCGTCCTGAACTCCAACCGGCTCACTGAGATGATGATTCAGGCCATTGCTCCAGAAATGGCTTCCGAACTCGTTATGACGGAGCAGCAGGCCTCTCAAAAGCTGTTCAAGGACGTTCAGACAGACATCGCCATGATGCTTTTGGGCAACGAGGCATCGTATCAAGAGAACGATCCGACAGCTCAGACAAAGCTGCAATACTCGCAGCAGGTCATTCAGAGCAACCCCAAGGCACAGGCCGCGTTGCAGTCTGACGAAAACTTCCAGCAGCTGTTCCAAAACTACATCAAGAACCTCGAGATGAGCGTGATGCAGAAGCAAAACGCGCAGATTGGGAGGATTGGTGTCTCACCCATTCAACAACAATGACCTAAAAAGAACGACTCGCTTTTGGCTGGGGCGGCAAAAACCACGTCTGGGATCAGATAATTGAAACGATCCAGCAGATGCAGGAAACCCTTTGGCTTAATGCTGTTAGCAATAATGTGAAAGGCGAAGATCGCATCCACGCTTGCGGGCAGGCCGATGGAGTAAACTTGGTTTATTCAACACTTTTGACGCTAAGATCGGAGGCATTAAAACTTAATGGCTTGACTGAAGAAAATGATTTGGCATAACGCCAACAACGGGCCTTCCAGCGTTACTGGATTGTAATTAAAGGAACTTGCGACCTTAAACGCATGACTGAAAACGAAGTACAGCCTGATGCCGGGAATCAGGAGGCAGTAGAAACTCCCGTTGTTGATAAGCTCGGTCTTTTGGATGAGAGGGATTTAAGTGCCCTTTTGAAATCCAACTTCCTTGACGAGCAAGGGGACGCTCCGGCCACACAGGAGCAGGTTACGGATGCTGATTTGTCTGAGAAAGACGAAGACAGCGTTGACGAACCTGAAAGTCACGATGGTGAAGAGAGCAATTTAAGCAGGGGCGTCCAGAAGCGCATCAACAAATTGGTTGCTGCAAAGAAGGCCGCTCAAGCTGAGTTAGAAACGCAAAGGCAGCGTTTGGCTGATATGGAGAGAGAGCTACTTGCCGCAAGGCAGGCTGCGCCTCAACCCGAACCTGAAGTTTCAAGCGAAGTTGAGGCATTGAACACTTTTGACGAAGTGAACGATGAGTACAACAGAGCTGTAAATGCCATTCTTTGGTGCGAGCGGAATCGAAACGGGGCAACACTCAACGGTGTTGATCTGTCTGACGAAGACATTCTCGACATCAAGATGAAGGCCATCAGGGCCAAAGAAATTGAACTTCCCGCCCGATATAGCTACCTGCAAAAACAGGCATCTTTCGAGCAAGGAATCATTCAAGATTTCCCTTGGTGGGGCAGGCCAGAAACTGAGGAATATCAGGCCGCACAGCAGATCTTGCGTGAATTTCCAGAGCTTAAAAAGCGCAGGGCTGACTTCAAGCACGTCGCCGGCATTGTTGTTTTGGGGCTGAAGGCCTACACGGACCTGAAATCCAGAAAGACGACGCAGACGCCGATCAAGAAGGCTCCTCCCCAACCGGGAGTAAGACAGGCTCCGCCAGCCAACTCGAGCCAGCAATCCACCCAGAAGGCAAAACAGCAATTTGCCAGAACAGGGGGAGGTCGTGACGGGCTAAGTGATTTGGTGAAAAACATGGGCTTCGTATAGCCCACAACAACCGCAGTAATTCTTTTGCAATATGGCTACTCTACTCGAACCCAATCTCTCCGGTCGCGGCAAACGCGAGGACTTGATGGACATGATCGCCTTGGTTGACGCCAAGGACACGCCCTTC